CCCGTAGGGTCTTTCTTTATCGGTACTTGCTTTACACCGAATGTAACCAAAGGATCTAGTGCCATTCTCAGGCCATCAAAAAACTCTGGATGACCTTCTTCATAAGCGGTACGAATAATATCCTCTTTATATAGACGGCTGTTGTCTAATTCCAATTGACGAATGATGTGATCAGGTTGCATCAGCAAAACCAAACTCCTTCATAATATAATGACTTTGAACTTCTTTAAAAAAATCACGGTAATCACCGATATATTTATCGTCCCACCAGATGTGTGGGATCTTTTGCATATCGACGTTTTCTGAACGAAGAAGACGATAGTTTTTCGAATATGTGATATCACGATATTCGTATTTTAAACCATACTTCTTAGCAAGGGCAACAGAGTCGTGGCAGAAACCACATTGAGGTGTACCATAAATTACTATCATGGCTTCTTAGTTGAATCTTCCCATTCTCGTGCAAATTTGATTTTCTGCTCTTCCGACCATTCGACCAAATAATTATTATCTTCATCAAATGTCTCTAGCATCTGAGGCTCATCAATAATTGCTACATCGATGATAGTTTCACCTAACCATTTTTGAGAGAACTCTTTGACCTCTTCGCAGGTTACAGAATCTTCCATCCACTGTTTTGCCAGTGTTTCATCAAGTTCTTTTTCTTCGTTCATGGCCTGTAAGGCCTCTGCGGGAATGAGATAGCGCTGTCTGAAAGAAGATACACAGGTTGCCAGTACGTATTTACCTTCAAGCTCTTTTTTCATAATATAGCTCCATGGTTAAAAAATCATTATATCAGATAAAAAGTGTGTTGTCAACACAAATTTATAAAAACATTAATCCTATACAGAAACCAATGTTTAAGCCTATAGAACACACCAGTACGAAATCTTTGGTAAAACTGGGTGGTTCAAACGTTATTATTTCCGGTTCTACTATTCTGTAGTCGCGTTTCCTTTTCATTTGATTTAATAAGCACTCGTGTTCGTGGATCTGATCCAAAGTCTCGAGCATAGACGGTTTTACCTTTATCTGGGCTCTCGTAAATCTTTGGTACGTTGTTGCCTTTCATATCAAACTCCTCATCAAGTGTTTTTTGCATTATCAAGAATTTTACCCCATATGTATTCGGCCTCTGGAAATTCGACCATCTCATCGACTTGCATATCAATATAGTCTAATTCGTCCAATGCAGCTGTCGTGACTTCGAGTTTCCACATATCATGGATTGCTCTTACAAATGCAGCATTATTGAATGCCTGAGGCCCGAACTCTTTGAGAAAGTCCTCAAGCCGACTATATTCTTGTCTATCCTTTTTCTGGGGCATTTTTTATTTCTCCTTTCAACCAACCGATACGCTTACCGAGGTGTACTCGTCTGTCATATTCTTCTATAGAGCCTGGGTATCTCCAAGCCCAAACTAGCCAGAAGAGCATGAATAAACCAATGCTAACGGTAGCAATGGGTTTCAATTGGAGATAGAGAATCCAAACAAAACTAATCGTACAACATACAAGCATAACATACTTTGCTTTTGTTGGATAGACCCTCTTATTCGTCCAATTCTGCACATATGGTCCAAAGGTTGGGTGTTCCCACACCCACTTTTCTAATCTAGGTGAACTCTTACTGAAACACCACAATGCTAGAAGAAGGAATGATGTTGTAGGAATGCCAGGTACAATTGCTCCGATGTAAGCCATACCTACTGATGCCAATCCCCCTGCTCTCCACAAATTTCTACGAATGTTCATCAAATACTTTCCTCAATGCTGTTACCAAATCATGCATCATACCGTCATCATGTAATGGTGTTGGTGTTATTCTTAATCGTTCTGTACCCACATCTACCGTGGGATAATTAATTGGTTGAATGTATAAACTATATTTATCTAGTAGTTCATCGCTTATGACCTTACATTTTTTAGCATCACCGACCATGACTGGTACAATGTGAGTACAGGCTGCATCATGTACCATGAGACCAGCGTCAAGTATCATCTGCTTGAGTGTGGTTGCTCGCTCTTGATGTTTCTCCCTTAACTCATTATGATCTTTTAAGTAGCGTATTGATGCGATGGCTCCTGCACACACGACAGGTGATGTTGATGTGGTGAAGATGAAGCCGGATGCGATTGATCGAATTGCATCAAGAACAATACTATCACCAGCAATGTAACCACCGTGACAACCAAACGCTTTTCCAAGTGTTCCATTGATTATATCTACCCTCTTTTCTCCTATTTTCTCACAGTATCCTGCCCCGGTATTACCGTACAGCCCTACTGCGTGTACCTCATCGATATATGTAATTGCACCATATTTTTCTGCAAGATCACATATTTCTTTAATTGGGGCTACATCCCCGTCCATACTATAAACGCTTTCAAATACAATACAAGGTGTTTGGCCATCCAGTTGAGATGTTTGTAATGCCAATTCTAGTTCTGCCATATCATTGTGTTGCCAAATCTGCTTCGAAGCACCACTGTGTCGAATGCCTTGAATCATACTAGCATGATTCTTCGAATCACTGAGATATATCAAATTTGGTATGATTTGGGCTAGAGCTACCAGAGACCATTCATTTGCAACATAAGCAGAAGTGAATAGAACAGCACTCTCTTTCTGGTGTAAAAGCGCCAGCTCTTTCTCTAGTGTTACGTGGAAATGAGATGTGCCACCAATGTTTCGTGTACCACCCGATCCAGCACCTGTCTTATCAAGGGCTGTGTGCATCGCATCAATTACAAATTGATTTTGACCCATATTGAGGTAATCATTCGAACACCAATTTACTATATTCTTAGGTGCGTATTTTCCGTACCATGTGGCTCTTGGAAATTCACCTCGTGTTCTTACGATGTCGTTGAAAATTCTATATTTACCTTGATCCTTTAGATCGGTAATTACCTTCTCAAACGCCGTCTTGTTTATCATCAACCTTGTCCCAAATATTATCGGCTGTGAACCGATATGCTCCAATACATTTGTATCGAGTCCAGTTGTCAATTAAACTCAAAAGATACTCGTTTTCTGTCTCATACAAATAATATATATGGCCAACCTTTGGTACAAAATTATACCGAGCACGATAAACCATCTCAGTTTGTTGGGCCAACTCTACCAACTCTTCGTATTCACGATTTAGTTGATTCAGTCTCTCTTCGAAATATTTACTAGCATTTAGACCACGTTCACTTCGAAAGAGGTCAGTGTCCGGTAATTGAATGGCCGGAGCACTGACATTCGACCCATAAGGTAAAAGACCTGGAGCACTAGGCAGCGTATGCTTCATCCCAGCTACCCGACAGACCTGCCACTTCATATTCAGTTACACGATTCTCAAAGAAGTTGGTATGGTCTGCTCCATTCAGAACCCATTCCAACCAGGGAAGTGGATTGTCTTTGACTCGGAAATTTGGTTTCATACCAAGTTGAATCAAACGACGGTCGGTAATATATCGAATATACTGCTTGACTTCTGATTTCTCGAGCCCCTCAATCTCACCCATCTTATATGCAAGATCGATGAACTTGTCTTCAAGCTTTACGATCTGACGAGACATTTCATAAATCTCTGCCTTGAATTCATCGTCTACAATACGAGGATGTTCTTGGCAGAACACCTTAAACAGTTTGGAATTGCCTTCTACATGCATGCTCTCATCACGAATCGACCATTCTACAACCTTACCCATGCCTTTCATCTTACCGAACCGTTGGAAATTCAACAGCATCACGAAAGATGCAAAGAGGGCAACACCTTCATTGAATACAGATTTGGCAAGTGCCTGACCGAGTCCTCTCATTGTATTTACGTCCGACTCCATCATGTATTCAATCTTGTCGGCCATCTCTTTGTATTCAAGGAATGCGTGATATTCTTCAGCAGACAGACCAAGGGTCTCATTCAGTAGAGCATATGCACGTTGGTGAATACCTTCTCGTGCAGCAAAGGAAGATAGCATGTTACGGACTTCGTTGTTCTTAAACTTAGGAATGAACTGATCAAAATAATTCTGTCCTACAGCAACATCTGACTGAGTAAACAGTCTCAGGATATTCGTGATATATTCTTTTTCTACCGGAGTAATCTTGCCACCTTTCCAATCGGACACATCTTCAGATAGATCGAGCTCATCTTCAATCCAGTGTGCCTTCTCATGTCTAGTTGTGATATCGATTGCCCATGGATAATGAAAAGGCTTATAAGTTTCAGAGAATTCGAGTAGACCACCAGAAGACTTTTTAATCAAGGTATCTGCGATTGCCATTAGATCATTATAGGTACCAATGTGCTTATCATCGATAAAGATTTGAGGTACGGATCTTACGTTTGGATACTTTTGGTAAAACGACATGCGTTGCTCTTCATCATCGAGTTTGATCTCGGTAAATGTATAATCATGCTGCCGGAACCATGCCTTTGCTTTTTCACAAAAAGGGCAGAAAGACTTAGAGTAAATTACTACTTGCATTGGGGGATTTCCTCTTTATTGAGATAATTTAAAATTTGTTTGCGAATGGTGCTTTTCGTCCTGCTGGACTCTATACACCATGTCGTATAGTCTTGCATCGGGTTTCAGGTCATAATAATCAATTGCAAGTTTCGGTGCGGGTGTATTATCTATCTCGCCATGAGATATCATTTTCAAATAGCTCTCATAACTACGTACTGCTTCTTCTTCGAAATAATGTACCATGAGATGTGCCGTCTTAGGGAAGAAGATATAAAACACAAGATAATAATGCCAGAATATAAACTGAGCAACGAGAATCAATGCTCTTTCAAACCAATTCGGCTGTGCGATCTCAATGAAGAACATGAGATGCATTCTTTCGTTCTCGGCCTCTGCCAAGAGTTCTCGTATTTGTGGACCATATCCAGTCTTTAATTTTCTAAGACTGCGCAGATGAATCCACATGCCGGCAACCATACCAGGTACTCCGGCAATTGTTTCTAATACTACTGCTCTGTGACCATACCTCTTTGCGAAGAATGTATCAGCAAAGAATCGAAACATCTTTGTCTGACCATAGGCAAAGAAATGGCTTATCCTTGACATGCAACGCACTCGTCTTGATTCTCTTCTTTACCGTTGGTAAAATTGACGGGTGCAACCAAAGAATCAAGTTTCTCTCTTTCCACCTTGGCAGATACGTTCTCAGCCTTATTAGATGTTTCGGTGCGAAGATAGTAGAGACCCTTACAACCCTGTTTCCAAGCCTCGAAATGAACCTTGTGTAGATATGATTTAGGAGCACCAGCTGGAAAGAAAACATTCAGAGATTGACCTTGACACAGATGAGTCTGACGATCACCAGCAAGTTTAACCAACCACAACTGGTCGAGTTCAATTGCTGTCTTAAATACTTCTTTTACATGGTCAGAAAGAAAATCAAGATGTTGGACCGAACCACCAGATGTAATGATCGAAGACCAAATTTCATCTGTGTTCTTACCGAGACGTTCTAGTTCTTTCTCTAGGTAGGGGTTCTTATTCAGGTGAGATCCAACACGAGTACGAGAGGTGAACGCATTTGCTTTCCAAGGTTCGATGCTGGGAGATGTATCTACGATCATAGAAGAATTAGCATTGGGTGCAATTGCTAGCATGTGAGCATTCCGGCGACCAGTACCTTTCATATCTGGTGCTTCACCCTTCTTCTTACCCATATCCAGCGTGGCCTTAACGGCTCTTTCCTTTATCAAAGAGAAAATTTCTTCATTCTTTTCTATTGCTGCATCACTGCCAAAAGGAATCATGTGTTTTTGGAAATAAGAGTGCAGGCCCATTGCTCCAAGACCGAGAGATCTTTCACGTTCTGCACTATATCGAGCACGAGAAATTTCGTCTCCAGCATGATCGATAAAGAACTGTAATACATTATCGAGGTAGATAATTAGATCTTCAATCATGGTGGTATCTTTCCAGTCATCGTATTTTTCTACATTCACGGATGACAGACAGCATACAGCAGTACGTTCTTCGTTGGTGACAAGATGAATTTCATTACACAAATTCGAACCACGAATTTTCAGGCCCATATCTTGTTGTGTTTGAGGAAGAGCACGATTTGCTGTATCAATGAAATTCAGATAAGGTTCACCTGTTCGATATCGAGTCTCCAATAGATGTTCCCACAATTTACGAGCCTTCATGGTATCTCTTACTGTACCGTCATCTGGATCAATTAGATCCCAATCCGCACCAGACTGAACTGCCTCCATAAACTTATCGGTGATATTTACGGCGTGATGTAGGTTCAAATTTTTACGATTTACATCTCCAGTAGGAATCCGCATATTCACGAACTCGATGATATCTGGATGATCACAGTCAATATACGCCGCATAAGAGCCCTTTCTTGTGCGTCCCTGGCGGTACGCTACCATATCCGCATCAACGGTATGTAAGAACGGCATCGGACCAGGAGCCTTTTTGGATACTGCTCTTACGTCAGACCAGTGGCCACCAACACCCCCACCTTTAACCGACAACCATCTCAGCTCTGCACTATGGTCGATCAACCCTTCTAGGGAATCGGGAACATATGTCAAGAAACACGAGATAGGTAATGCCTTTACTGGTTCGCCCTTAACAGGTGCATTAGAAAGGACTGGAGAGGCAAACATGAACCAACCCTTAGAAACATAATCATAGATTCGTTGCGCTAACTTCAAATCACCATAAGAATATGCCACTGCAGCCCTTGCAAATGCTTGCTGGGGACTCTTCTCATCTTCACGACAATAATAATCCTTTAACAGTTTCGATGATTGCTCTGACAGTAACTTGTTTCTCTTGTTATCGATTTGGATTCCAAGGTGATCCATGATTGCTCCTTATTCGGTTACGTAATCTTTCGCAAGAGGAAAGATATGGTGAATTGCCGCGGCACAAGCACGCGCAAGTTCCATGTGTTCTTTTTGAGTACCATTTGCACTTCGGAGTTCAATATAGTGAATCCAAGAGCGAATGGTTCCATTGACATAAAGACGAGAGACAGTCAGTCCTTCAGGTAATACTGCCCGGGCTTGTTCTTTAGCGATACCATTATCGATAGCCCATTTATATAGTTCTTTAACCTTGTGAATGAGTTCCATCTGTCTCATGTTCCATTTTTCATACAGTCGAGGATCATTAGTAGCAATAGAATTCTGTCGATTCTTGGGGTCTTGTAATCTTGCCTCTCTAGTTACAAATTCCAAATCTTCAGTGGGGTCTGCATAACGTTGACTGAATTCTTGGAAACTAAAACTACGATGCCTTATTAGCTGTCTTGCAATATCTCTTGTAGTTTCTACCTCGAGACACGCACTAGCCATTTCAAATGGCGACCAGTGTTTGTGTTTTGCAAGATACTTTAAAAGTTTTTCACTTGTTTCAGTATTGTATTGATTTGCAGGGTTACTGACTCGAGCACAGAAAGCAATCAAGTCTTGTATATCGGATATCCCTTCAGAATCCATTAATCTAGTTGGTTGACTGTAACTAATCAACTTCACATTCATTATCTAAGTCCTTTTCCATTGTTGTAGTTTGAGTTTTGCCTCAAGGCCAGAGTATATATTCGACCTAATAATACTTCCAACATCCGTGCATCCATTGAGTATCATTTCATTAATATCCTTGCCTGGTACATCATGTGGCCAAATACAAATTTTATATCCCTGTTCAATGACCTTTTCCATGCGTTTGTGGATTTCTTTATTACGAGGTTCTGCATCGAATACAAATACGGCTTTCTCTTTCGCATTTTTTAGAGCTGAAGTGTTTCCGTCCGCTCCGGCCATAGCCACGGCGTTACGTAAGAAAAAGCTATCGATAGCACCTTCAACCACGTAGTACTGTCTACTAAAATCAACTGTGTCTAGGCCAAAGATCTTAGGTCGTTCATCAAACATAATTGTAAGATATCGGACCCCATTGGGATCAAAGCCTCGGGCAGATACACCGAAGACATTTTTGTCTTCATCGAAAAATGGTATCACCAATCGTGGTTCGTCTCTATCTACGTTTTCGAATTTATTTGGGATGATTGAGTTAATCCATCCTTTGAACTTGTTTACGTAATAGAGTCTGTAGTGCTGATTCGGAGGAATCTGCCTCTGGTTTATATATCTTTTGACTGGATGATTCCATTGGAGTTGACTGATTTTTTTGATGGTTTTTAGTGGATTATTTTTCTTGTTGAATTTTGGCTTTGCAGTCTTGAATTTATCATCTGGAGTAGTCGAGATTGAGTTGTTAGCTTTCTTGATGAACTTCTCAGCCACATAATCGTTATACATCATAGGGTCTTGGCCCTTAAGGAAGAACGAGAATGATTGGCTTGCACCACAATTGTGGCAATAATAAAGAAGGCTGTTATCTTTCTCTAGAAGCCAACCTCGGGCCTTAGACCGAGATTTTTGAGAGTCGCCGCAGATAGGGCAACGGAAATTGATCTTATAGGGATTGGTAGATCGAATCTTAAAGTTTTCCAACCGACCCGACAATAGTTGGGCGTATTGGATATCAACGAAATCAAGCATAATAAAGGGCCTAATAGGGTTTAGTCTATAAGGTTATTTTATCATGTTTGTTGGGGAATGTCAACCTATAATTGAAACAAAATGTTCAAGACCCAAAAATGCAACGGCACCACCCAAACCCATGAGGTAATACTTCCAATGCTCAAGTGATCGGAGCCGAGAACCGTGATCATCTAGTTTAGAAGAGAGCTCTATGGATAGTGCCTCTACCTTTTCTAAGATAGCTTCATCGTGCTTGAGTCTTTGCTTTGCATTATGTTCTGCAAGCTGTTTGTGGTCTCTACGAGAGGATTCTCTATACTCTTCTAGCTTCTTAGACATTTCTACGACACGGGCTTCATCTTCTTTACGATGTGTCTCAATTCTTTCTTCGAGGTCGTCGAGCTTCTCGGTTGCAATCTTAAGGACCTCTTCCTGTACAGCAGTCATTTTGGAAACGTCAATTAGTTTCTCCATGCTGCCTTCTACTTTGGAAAAGAAATTCTCAATTTGCTTGATATCTTTCTTAATAAGGGCAATATCAGTTTTTAAGTCTGATTCAGCCACCTTAAACTCCTCTTAGTTCAGTACCAAAATCATTTTGGTAACCTAGCTATTTATTTTGGAGTAAAACTGAATATTCTTAATTATAATACATTTAAGAGAAAATGTCAACAATTTTTCTAACCGTGTGCACTGGGTCGATTAGCAAAGTATATCATGAATTCTCTAGGAAGTGGGTTACCATATTGCTTGTTTATGATAAGATCGTCATTCCAGATAGACTGTTTGATGTGATGATTTTGAAATCTGACCTTACCTTCATCCCAATAAGGTTTGAAAAACTCATTACGGAACTTCATAAAATCTTCAGCACCAGTATCTGAGTGAGCACGATGAATCTCTAGTGCTATGAAGCTCACATTTTTCTGTATCCACTCAAGATTTTCTTTTGTCAGTATGTCGTATTCTCCACCTTCGCAGTCAATCTTCAGAAAATCGATGTGTTCAATTTCATAATACTCAATGAATTCTTTGAATGTGAGTTTCTGAAAGTCTTCAGCATCTTGGGGTTGGTAAATGTGATTTATGTGTTCTTTATTGTTCATGATAGCAGCATGAACAGGAACGACAGGTGATTGCTTTGCATTGATCACGTAATCGTCGACGTTTTTCATTGCCGTTCGTAACAGTGAACGATTGGGTTCAATCGAATAAACCTTGCTTGCACCAAGATCAAGAGCGTGCGCAGTAAACATTCCTATACAAGCTCCAACATCAACTACAACATCACCCGGCCGAACTTTATCCCACCAGTCGTAGTCCATAGAGTGAAAAAATTCATGGCGCATATTTGAAATATGATCCAGGCCAATATTACCTGTATCCATATTCTTATTGAGTGCCTTTCGATTTACGTGGGTCATAATAAAAAGTTTCCTATATTATTCTTTCTTTTCTTCATCAGGGGGAGGCGGGAGACATATTTCACCTCTAGCATTGCCCCAACCATCAGTGGGTAATCTACCACTTATATTCACATCAAAACAGGGGGTGGATGCGCATCCAGTGAGGAATGCGAGAAGAATACAATATCTCATTTCTCTTCTTTGGCTGCAGTATCTTCCTCTTTCGGCTTCTTGGTAGTCACCTCTTTATAATAGACAATGACTTCTCCCAATTCACGAATATATCGTCTGAGTTCTTGCACATTACCAGACATTAATTCATAATCTTTTACCGTAGAGGCTACAAAAAGAATATCACCACCAGTGGCGACCTTGATATCATCGATGAATTTATCTAGGTAGGTGTATCCTTCTGGCTGATTTGGATTTTCTTTCTCTTCCTGAGAGCAGGCCTTCGGTCTTCTCAGTTGAGGTTCACCATCATCCTTGAGCAGAGGCTCTCCGTTATCATCCAGACGAGGAACCTGTTTACAAGGGTTAGGGACAAACGCCTCAGAAACGACGTACCACGTTGGGCTTTGGAGGTTGATGGGTCGGGGCATCGTGGGTTGGATGATTTCAATCTCCACTGGTTTGCTTACAACTTGTATTACCTTTTCTGGTTCAGCACCAAAACCCCATTTACCAAGTATCGAACAACCACTAATTAGACTGGCTGTCGTTAAGAGCAGCAATACCCTTGCTATCATTCTCAATCTCCTCAAAAATCTTCTTAGTGCCGTTATTCATACGATTCGCAACCAATCCAGGTTTCATCAATGCCAGTTTATCAAGATTATGGCGTTGAAAGATAGCCATATAACGGTCTTTCTCTGCATTGATTTCTGAATTACGTTGCTGTAGATTGGTAAGGGCAGCTGCCTGTTGCTCGAAAGATTCTTTCATTGCAGTCATTGCAGCCTGCTGTTCTTCTATTGCCCCTTCGAGTTTCGATACATTGCCTTTTAGAATGGCGTTATTTGCTTCTAGGATTTGGTTCTGTTGATAAAACCAACCAGCGGCTCCACCCAAAGCAATTATAATTACAAAGAAAATTTGATACATTATTCTTCCTCAATACGGTAATTCAGGCCAGCATTTGCCTTAAAATTAACAGCCTTTTTGTCAGCCGTGATAAAATTAAGTTCTTTCCATGTTTGTTTGGTGATTACTGGAACATTCTCATACACGACATCATCTGAATTGCCAAATTTAGAATCATAAGATACAGTGATCTTATAGGTGGGCTTAGTTGTCCACCACTTCCAAACCCAGCCAATCGCTTTGAACGGGGCAGTAACGATAGTTACAAACCCCGTCCAAATGGCCTTAAAGGCCTGTATTACCTTTTGCTTCAAATTAGACATAACGATAAGATGAATTACTTCTTAGACTTTTTAGACTCTTCTTTCTCGTCTTCGTCTTCGTCGTCATCAGACTCGTCTTCGGCTTCAGCCTCTTCCTCGTCCTCATCTTCCTCTTCTTCATCTTCCATTTCTTTCTTCATCTTCGCCTTGTACTTCTCTTCAAGAGCAGCAGCAATACGAGTAGCAACTTCCTCTTCGAAAGCCTCTTTCATTTGAACTGGATTCTCATTGAGAGCCTCAGAAACAATCTTCTTAACTGACATGATTTTCTCCTTTAAATTAAATTTAGTTTATTATTTATAACGCTTCTAATCTTGCCATCAGACGCTCGGCTCTGTTGCCGACCTGACGATACCAAATGCTGTCTCGACCTTCAGGTGCGGCACCTTTCCAATCATGCTCTCGCAGTTTGGTGTTGAAATTATTAAACTTGCTCAAACGTGGTCGTCCAAGATTGAACAACATGTTGACCAAGACCTCTTGTACTTCGCCGGGGAATCCTTCCCAGTCATCTCCGTATAGAGTAACACATTCATCAATTGCGGTGTCAAGGTCACGTTCAAAGCACTCTCGTACTCTTTCTTCAGAGACAGGAGTTCCAACTTCTTGTCCATGTTCTGGGTCGGACTCGAGTACCAAGTGGCCCACTCCGAAAGTAGCATATCCAAGGTGATCTTCGTAGATTTCATATACTACGCCCTCGTCAATCTTTAATTGTTCGAATACTGCTTCTCTATTCATTTATCTTCCTCTGAAAATTTCTTAAAGGACTGCATTGCCTTTTTCTTGTATTTTTTCTGAGCAGATTTGGACATATGAGTGCCGTCCATACCTGCAATTGATCCACCACCTACATTATTTGCAGGTGCATCTTCAGTTTTAGGTACGCAATTAGGAACCTCTTTACCGTTCTTCTTTTTCATACCTACTTGTTTGTGTGTGTCCCAGCACGGATCGCTATCATTTTCTTTGATATAATCATTATACCAAACAATGAATTCTTCCGAAGCCTCTTCTAGTCTCTCGTCAGAATAACTCTCATTCAACATATTTTCATTTGAGAATGATTTATATTCTTTGATTAACCAGAGAGCAGCTGCATAAGTTCCAAGACGCGAAGATCCACCTGGCACCTTGGCCAAGAGCTTCTTAATGTTCAGGATCATCTGATCAAATACTCCGAACGCCTGTCGTTGGGCCTTCTTTGTAAATTTCTTTCTTTTGATCAGCACATTTCCTTTGTCGTCGATAATTCCTTGTTCGAAAGCTGGCCACTTATCGAAAGGAGTTACCAGTTTTCGAATGAATTGAAAGACTAGAAATAAATCTACGACCATCTTAGATCCTTATCAATGTATCCAGTATACCTTGGTCGGATACAATGCTGTCTGTGTGTATTTGTAAATCTTCATACATCACGATACTCGGCATATAATTCAGGTAGACCACGAATGGCTTTAAATACTCATGAAATTCTTGGAGCTTCATGAAAAGCATATTCGTGGCACTAGAACCAAAAACATTGTATAAGACAATTAAATGATTCAGAATCAACCTTTCCTTTAATTCATTTTCGTATCTATATCGGCCAAAAAGTTTTCTGAGGTATTGAAATCGTTTCAAATCCTCTTCAAACTCTGACATCTCAGTACACTGAGGATTGTCATAGTGCTTCATAGCATACAGCAGAAAGGTTGATTCTGTCAAATTCATAATGAAGAAAAATTAGGTTTAATCAGCAACAACAGCGTCGTCAGTGATTCCTGTCACACCAAGGTCACCAGCTTCAGCAGGAGTAACTTTGAATACACAAAGTGGCTCTGCCTTGTGGCGAACGTTGTTGTTCTGGTCTGTATAAGTGTGATACAGATTCCATCCTGGTGTTCCGAGTCCTTTTGCACGGTTAGATGCAACTCGGGCTTCGTCTACGTCGACCAACACTGCATTATCAATGTCATTGGACTTATTAGTATTATTGGCATCATCTTCCAGCCACTTTGGAGCACCTGCAAGATTATCCGTTTTTGCCCATAGTGCCATTGTTATTCTCCTTTATGTACTTGGGTTTGGTTTACTACTTATTATTCTTTTGCCGCAGCCTTAGGCTTACGACCACCCGTTGCTGCCTTTTTCTTTGGAGCCGCAGGCTTCTTCTTCGGTGCAGCCTTTTTCTTTGGTGCAGCCTTCTTCTTCGGTGCCGGAGCAGGCTCAGGTGCAGGCTCTGGCTCGGGGGTCTCTACCTTCATTGGTTGTTCACCAGAAGTAAGTTCCCACCATGTTTTCAACCACTTAAAAATCATAATATAACTCCTTAATACTTTTTACTTGCTCTCAGGTTTTTGCCCATTTTCTTGAGCTTACTAGCGCTCATTGGTTCACGATCATCGTCACCACAAGAGCTCTCTTCCAAATCAACGTCTTCGACATTGTATTCTTTACCAGCAAACATGAATTTTGCATCGCCCTTTTCTTTTGCTTTCTTGGCAGCATACATGAATTGCTTTTTATCTTCTTTCTTTATGGCCTTAGAGATCGCAGCTCTGCGCTTCTTCAGATATTTATCTGAATCATCCACATCACCATCATTGTCGACGTCGTCGTCTTCCTTGCCAACAGCATCCAGCTTTGCTTCGTCCATCTCATGGTAGCCTTTGTCATCACAATGCCCACAGCCTTCACCATCACATTTAGGACACTTTACCTTTTCTTCATTAACTTCCATAGCTTCTAAAATTTTACTGGAATCAGATCCTAACAATTTTTTCAAATCAAATCTTAAATCTGCAATAGGGTCATCACCATAAGTACGATTAGTTGCAGTCTTTTTACTATAAGACGCCCTATCTTCGTCGTCCATGTCATCCCAATCATCTACAGTATGAAAAAGAGAATTTAAGACCTCATAGTAGTCTTTTTCCTTTTTAGTACCCTTAAATTGTTTTTCCATTTTTTTTAATTCATCATGGGCCTTTTTCCATGAACCTTTACTCTTAATAGAGCTTTTATTAATAATGGCCTCATCCAAATCGACATCCTCAAGAATGTTTTTGACCATAACATCAATTTTATCTTTGAAAGACATTTTAACTATCTCCGTAATATATTATTTTGTTTTATTTATCTCGTGATGTGATTCGAACAACCAGATTATCAGCACCTTTTAAGAGTCGATGGTATTCATTTGCCTTAATAAAAATTTGCATACCCGGTACTATTAGCCAAGGTAAACAATTTTCCCATTGGAATTGCCAGCCACCACCACTCAATACTTCTACATAACGGTCTTCATCATCTCTGTGCCATACATATTGAGAATCATCTTCAGCGACGCTAAATGTTCTAACGTCTCCTTCGTCAACATATGGGTTACCACCAGTAATTTCCACCGCCCTTTAGCCCCAATTCTTTTGCATATTTTGGAAGTCTACATGCCCAATACCCAGAAGACATTTTATCTGTTTTCTGGTCACAATTGTGTCGAGCAGCAAATGATGCCGCGGCACCTCTATCGTTAATCTTTGAAGTCAGACCACCCTTTTCGTCACCAAATTCTATTCTTTTTATGTTACCGGTATCTGGGTTCTTTACATAAACCACATATTTCTTTTTACCGTCACTGCGCTTTGGTGAATTCAACTCGGGTTCTTTCTCTTCCTGAAACTCGATCATAGGACGCTCAAGAGGAACCGTGACACCTTCATAGATGCCAAATTCTGTCTTCAGTCCAGAATGTTGACCGAATGATTTCATCTAAATTTCTTTGCCAGTTGGCCTACAGAAATAGTTTCAAAATCACCGAATTCGTTGGTGATCTTAAACTCAATGCTTCTATTAGACGGTATCATTTCAATCTTGTAGTTCTTACCGTCCTTACCTTGGACCATGCCTTTCTTACCAATACTTGGTGCTTTTGCCTCGGTAAATTCTCCAAAACTTTTCATGTTTCCTTCCTATTCTTTTTCTGTTTAGCCAATATCTTCTTTTTGGTAGGTTCGTGTAGCATCATTGCTGGTTGAAAACCCCGACCATCTTTCAGATCTTTGAATTCTTTAAATTTCTTTACTTTGCTATGCGGTGTATCTTTCTTGAGCTTTTCAGTTGCTTCAGGTGTACCTTCGAAGCCGGCACCATATTCTTCTTTTGCAAAACCTCGATAATTCAAAAGGTGTTTGGGCATTTTGCCGGCCCTAACCATATCTTTGAATACCTTATCAAGTACCCTTACATCAAGACCGTGAATCTTTGCTGTCTTTACCAGATTTCTCTCGGCATTGTGAGGGTCTTTCTTGCGAAGGTCTAAGAATGTTCGGACTGCCCTTTTGTAAATTGGCTTATTGACAGTTCTATCAAGCCACCGAAAAAGATCTGGCATCATAGATTTTAATATAGAGTCATCATCACCGAAAACTCTTTCATCTAATTTACCACCAGCATCTACAAATGCTGCAACGGCCATTTGTTGTCTTTTCTTCTCGTCTTTACCTTTGAACTGAGGAGCATCTGATTTTTTGAAATCATCAATCCATGCACCTAGACCATCGGACACTTTTAACTTTTCTTCTAAAAAATCTTGGCCATTTTCTGTTACTGGGTTTTCATCGGCAAGTAGAGGATCTTGCTCTTCTTTGATGCCACGAGCCTGTTTTTCACTAGAGATCCATTTCTGTGCAGTTGCATTGTCAACAGCCTTATCGGTAAATTTTCTAGCATCTCTATAAGCACGAACAGTTTCTTTCTCGTAATCTTTACCCACGGAATTATCTACAACCAAGAAATTGGGTTTACCAAACATGGATTGGAATGCGCCAATATTCTGTTGTACTGCTTTCCAATAAGCAATAACCTCTTTGTCTGGCAGTGATCGAGGTCTTTGTCTGTTTCTTTCTAGGGCAGTCTCCATGTCTGTATTCACAAAGATCATAGCGACATCATAACCCAGACTCTTCAATTTTTTGGATTGATTTAAAATTTTCTGAGGATCTTTACCAGTACCGTCAATTACCAGACCAAGACGACCTTTGATATATCGCTCTTGTTTCTTTGCAGTCAGGGCTTTTGCTTTGCCACGAATCTCTTGGCCCTTTGTGGAGAAAATTGTCTCTGGGTCCATAACAAGGCCTGCTTTTTGCATTGCAGACTCGAAAGCATCATCCGAGTTTACAACCTTATAGCCCATAGAGGTGAGGCCAGTTTTTCCTACGATAAAGGATTTACCAGAACCGGGGCCACCTGCTAAGAAAATGGCCTTAAAGATTGCTGGATCGTTAATACCTTCGTCAAGCGGAGATTCTAAGAATTGGGAAAAGTTTTTCATTTACTTACCTGAATGATCTGCCCATAGATCAGCATCTGCTGTTGTTCGAGTCTTACCACCCGTGGCAAAACTATTAACTCTTGCAAGACCCCATTGAACTGGAGTGGTACCAGGTCTGTGCCCTGTTCTCCAAGCTGCAACACCACGGTCGAATACCTTTTTCAGAATATCGTATGCAATGCCGGTCTTTGCAGCCTTGTCCTTGAGAGATTTTTCTGGGTTACTCTCAAAGATAAATTCTACATCTTCTGCGAGGTTCATAATCTCATCCATGATATCCATTTCGGACTCATTGACGACCTTACCGAATTCAGCTGCTTGTTTGGCCCACTTTTCTTTCCAAGCCTTATAGACCTTAAAACGGTTGTCGAATTTAACGCCACCTTTCGCAGCCATTAACATATGAGGTCTTTTACGAACCTTTTGATCTCCACGACTTGCTTCGAGTAAATCACCTATACTATTTTCAGCGCTTACAACCCATACTCTACCACCATTTTGTTCGGCAACAGAAAGCATATCATCTTTCTCACCAAGTGCAATGATCTTACGATCTACTACATGTGCGTATGTTGTAGCATCTGCACCGACCGAAGATTCACCCACCTTAATTGTTTTGGCTTCACCATACATTTGCTTGAATCTTTTAGTATATTTGGATGGCTTAGTTTTCGCCTCTTTGTCGCCAGGCGCCGGCGTATATGCTTTTGGGTTGTCGTCATCCATCTTTGCTTTACGAGCAAAATGTGCCTCGCGATCATCTTTCTTATTTTTAGCTACACCTGTGTAATATTTGGAAGACTCCTCAACATCGATCTTCTTCGACATTCTTTCTTTCTCTGCCTTTTTAACATCGGGCAACTTTTTCTTCACCATATTCTTAATTTTGGTAGCAGAGATTTTCTTAATCTTCTTTTCGATTGCTTGTTTCTGCGACATAGAAAGGTCGGCGTAGTTCTTACCCTTTGCAAACTTATCTTTTAGAGCATTCTTTACTTGTTTTTCTGCCCGACCTATGAGCTTTTCTTTAGACGCCTTTTTCTTCATTGATCTTGCTCGGGCCCGTGCAATCTTCTTAGCATGCTTCTTCATTACGATTGCGCGCTTTCTGCGTTGAGCCATATCCATGACCTCATCCAAGGTCATTTCTTCGGAATCTAAGTTTTCCATAACATAAATGTCCTTTGTCTTAAAGTGTTTCTGTGCTTGCTTGGCAATATCAGATAATTTACCATTACCCGAAAATACTTCATCATCGGAAGGTTCACCCATAGCTTTAGTGGTAAAGAACCAACCACCACTACCAGAAGCCTTCTTGCCATGAGATCTCATATAGCGATCGTGTTTTACACCTTCGTTAATATCTTCGTCGATACCCATACCGTCCCTCACTGCATCGAATACCTGTTTTGCTTTTGATTGTAATTTTTTGGGAAGACCCTTTTTAAATGTATTGAGATCATTATCTGCCGCTAGTGCTCTCATCTTAGAGGCTGACATACCAGATAC